CAATCTTTCTTGCACGAAAATAATCATCAATGCGACTGAAGTTCTCAAAATACTTCATCAATTTCATTGCAGCATAGATTGCGTCTTGGCGCTCGAGAATCAAATTGGAGCGGGCAGAGGGAGTCGAACCCACATCATCAGCTTGGAAGGCTGAGGTAATGCCATTATACGATGCCCGCATTAAAAGAAATCCTCTAGCGTACCCTGTACACCATAACTACTATCTACTAACCAGTTTATCTTGTCGGTTATAAACTTCAACGGACTGACAAAACTTTTTTCAAACTGTTCATCATAATCTATCATTTTTTTAATACCAAGCTCTCTAGGCATGGATGTTATAAAAGAAAATGCAGTTGATTGATATATGTTTGGTTGACGTAAATGTAGAAATCGAATCTTATCACCCTCTAATATATTAGGATACTTATTTCCCAACTTATTTTTCTTAACTAAATGATTATACAAAATTGCACCTTTCACATGAATAGGAGCTCCCTTTCTAAACAAAGATGCATCATCACTATATCTTAATATCCCATTACAACTTCTTGGATATGCAATATCTTCTGGTGATAAATTCATAAATTCTTCTCTAAAATCCTGTATAAAGGTATTTAGCATTTTCTCATCACCATTCATAATGATTTCCAATGCTTCCCTAATCTTCTTTCGGCAAGGAGCAGGGGTTGAAGACTTGACAGCTTCAATTCCCATAATTTTTAATTTTGGTTTTTTATATTGAACACCCTCACTGTCATACACATTTAGAATATATCGTTTCTTAGCAACCCAGATACCTTTATCAGCAATCACTTCACGGGTCATTTTCATTTTTTGTTCGTAGGCTCCAACCACTTTACCAAGTTCATTGTAACTTTTATCAATAAATGGTTCCAACTTATTTTTTGCCACTTTATCCAAGAACGAGATAATTTTACTAGTTTTCGTTCCTTCCGTAAAAACTTTACCAATAAAACGATCAAAAGTGATGTACACCGAGTCCGTATCTGATGCAATAACATAATCCTCTCCTTCCGTTTTAAGTAGGTTATTAAGGTATTTATTTATTTCTTTTTCAATCCATCGTATAGATAATTGGCCACTAGTTGTAATCGCTTCAGCATTTCTAAGATCAAAATAGCGAAACCAATTATTCCCAATAGCGCCATACGCACTATTAAGGGATATTTTTTTCGCCATCTGTATGTTGTTATACTTGGAAATCTCTTTGAGAAGACTTTTGTCTTTAGTGTCCTCATATCTCTGCTGAGCTTTAAGCATAAGTTTTTTATATTTGACACGATCATCATATATTTTCTCCATTATTTCTGGTAAAAATCCCCGTTTGTCTTTTTTAAAAAACGCCCCATTGGGAGTCATAGAATACTTTGTATCGTTGGATACTTTGCCATCAAGTATTTTATCAATTAATCCTTCTTTCTTCTCACCGGAAACCAATGTCTCTGGAGAAATGTTATATTGCATAATCAAATGTGGATACAGGGAATTCAAGTCAAACGACATTACCCATTTGTGCATACCAACCTGTGGTTCTTTAACATAAGCACCCTCATACTGCTCAACCTTTTTTTGTTGTTTCTTCTGTGGAATAACAATATTCTTATCTCGTAGATGGTTGTATATCAAAACATCCCAATAACGAACAGAACCAAGAACATCCGTATAGTTCACCTTAGCTTCATAAGCCATAGTCAAACACAACTCAATCAGTTTCATCTTGTCTTCTAAACGATCAACAAGTTCAACATCATTGATGTTATATTCAATAAACGACTGAAAATCTTTTGTATACCAATCACGAAAAGTTTCAAAGGGATTTTCAACTTTCCGTTCACCCAACTCCACAAATGCAATATGATCCAACCGATAGGATTCCTGAGCAGAGTATGTGAACTTCCGATACAAGTCAAAATAATCTAAAGCAGCAATACCCTGTATATTATATACCTGATGTCTCCTGCCCATTGCATATACTTCTCTATCATATACAAGCCCCCAAGGAGACAGACGCTTCAACTCATCTTCACCAAACAATTTCTTGATACGATTACAAAGATATGGTATATCAAAAAACTCTGAACTCCATCCAGTAACAACATCAGGCCAATGTTTTTCCCAAAATATAAGAAATTCCTTCAATAATAGTTTTTCATCTTTACATTCAATATAGGTTACATCATCACGATCTGTTTTAAATTCTCCAATCCCCCACACAACTATTTTTTTGTTTTGATGATTCTTGATAGTGATTGACAGAAGTTCTTCTTTAGCAAAAAATGCTGAAGGAAACCCGTTCTCACATTGAACCTCAATATCAATGGTGACAACTAAAATCTGTTTTAAATCCCAATCAACCCTTCCTTTATTTGTATCAGCAAGATAGTTATAAGCAAACTGTGTGTTGCCATATACAAGATGAGGCTGATCCTTTCGGTCATCAACCCATCTCTTTGCCTCTTTCATTGTGTTGAAATTTTGCGGCAAAACATCCTTACCCTCTAATGTCTTGTATCCAGTTTTTTGTTTAGCTGGAGAATAGAGGGTAGGAGAATATTTTATTCTAAAGTTTTGTCGTTGATTGTTTTTGATTTCACGAACAAGGAGGTAGTTTCCCCATTGAAGAACATTTGTGTAGAAACTCATAATATTAGTGTATCACCTTTGGAGTTAATTGTCAAGTCCAATTATCACGATTCATATATATTCTGAGTATTTCAGTAGTAATACTGAATTTACCCTTTTCCTTTTTTAAAGATTTCTTAATTTGTGAATCTGCAAATGTTGATTCAATTCCTATTAATCCAGGCGTTGAATTTACCTCAATAAAAAAAGGCACATCTTTATCTCTGTTTTTTGATGGAATAAAATCTACGCCAACAATATCACCATCAACTGCCTTTGCAGCTCGTAATGATTCTTTTGATTCTAATTCTGTTAATTCATGTACTTCTGGTTCTGATCCTTGTGATACATTACTTCTAAAATCACCTTCAACAATAGGTCTTTTCATTGCGGCCACAATTTCATCGCCAATTATAATAACTCTTACATCATAATCGGCCTTAACATATTCTTGTAAAAGAATATCTACATACATATCTTCACGATAAAGTAGTTGTACTATGCCTATTAACGCTTTGGCACTTTCTACCCACATAACACCAACACCTCTAGAACCTACAGATGTTTTTAAAATCATTGGATACTTATTACCAAGTTTTTCAGCTGCAAAAATAGCACCTTCTGAATGTCTTATTAAAACTGTGGCAGGCGTATTGATATTATTTCTTTGAAAGATAATTTGGTTATACCATTTGTCGTTACAAATCTCATTACTTTTAACAGAATTGACAACTTTAAAACCATCATGTTCAAGAGTTCTAGCCATTGTCCACCAAGAAGCACAACCATTTCTCGCATTTAATCCTCTTGTCATAACAAGAGTATCTTTTGAATTTATCTTAAATGGTTTGTCGTACTTTACATCATCTGTATCATCTTTCATACTAGGCATTTGAGCCTTACCTTTTTCATCTACTGGATATGAATAAAAAAGTTTACCGTCATCATCATCTTCCATATAAGCACCCATAAATTCAGCAAGATACACTTCTATACCTAGCTCAGATGCTTTCTTGCGAACCAGCGGCCCAGTTTCATTTAGGTCAAATTCATCATCATGGGATATAATCAACAACTTATATGGCTTTTCTTTAGTCTCTGTAATAAATTCTGAAAACTTTTCCATTATAATACTACCCACGATGATACGTTAAGCATCACCATACCTGATACCACCACAATACCTGATAACCATACCATAAAGACTTCCATTAGGATTCTTTCTTTTTACCAATATTGTATTTGGTTTCCAATGTCCATTCGTTCTTTTCACGATATGATAATACCTTAATTTGACTTAATGGTGCTACAGGCTCTGCATCACCAAGAACCTTAATTAAACCCCAATCATCTAAAAGTTTTGCAATTGTGTTTCTACGAGCAATATCGTTCTCTGACAGATTAGTTTCTTTTCCATCCAACGCAAATAATTCCTTGAAATGCACGATAAAATATCGCCCCTGTTTATGAAGTATATGACAGGATTGATATAGTTTTCTTTCTTTTCGGGAAGCAACGCCTATACGAGATAGAGTTTCCCGTACTTTTAAAAAATCATCAGGTTCTTTCAAACTGATTTCAAGCATCTGCTCCTGTGACCACTTAACTTCTTCCATCTCTTCCACCTTTGTTTAATTTTGTTTTTATGGCAGAAATTTGTTCATCATTCAATATATCAAGAGCATACCTAGCTTTTTCATTATTATATCCATAATACTCTTTAACATACTCAAGATTCTTCAATTTCTTCGCCTTCATCCAAGGGGTAAATCTTTTCCTTGGCCTCAGACTATTTATTAAAAAATCAAACTGGAGTTTCTTGTCAAGATAATGTAATTGATTAATTTCATTAACCAAAAGAACAGTGTCAGGAAATGGCGCTAAACATTTGTTGATGATAAATGAAGGATATTTCTTTTCCCACTGCTCATCTTCTGTATCCATTAAAGGTTCTTTGGTATAATTTATTGCATTAAGATAGTCTTTTAGTTCATACATTATCCGACAATACACTTAAAAACAACAATGATTCGTAATTCATAGCAGTGTCGAGAAGTGGGTGCTGCACCATGTGGATGGCGACTACCATGAAAAGCAACCATTCGGTTTCCCTTGTATTTGGTTTGTCCCTCTATCTCCAT